CCCAAGGAACCATTGCCAAAGGAATTGCTATTTCATAATTTTCATAACCTAGAGAGTTAGCAAACTTATCTAGATGGTCAAAGAAGTTATTTTCTACCCATCTCATCAAAGTATCTGGTTTTTCAGGTAGTTAATAAACTGCTTGTAGGAATCAGGTGCACCTGGAAGACGAGTTGCATTTAACAAATCTGGAAGGTAACGCTTAATAAGCGCAACGTTTTCATCTTGGTTGATAGGTGATGTCAAGCGTGCAGGCAATGCCTCTGAGCCACGACCGCGACCAACATCTACTCCGTCAGAGATTGGCAAATCATCCATTGATTCAGCATCTAGTGGAACAATTCCTGACATCATTGATGCCATAGGGTCGACAGAAGGTGTTTGAACTGGAGGAACTGGGTTACCAGCCAATGCTGCGCCACCCTGTTGTGCCATAGTTGCTACTCCTGTTGAGCCTAAACTCTTCATACCTGGAATGTACTTAGGTGCTTGAGTGCCTTTGCCACCTGCTCCGCCTGTAGCAGAGATGTTTGCAGGATTATTCTGAGATGCTGTCGGACGGTCTCCACCACGATTTTCTGGTGCTGTTGTCATTCGTCATCCTCTTCTTCTAATAAAGTATCTTCAAGTTCACTGTTGTACTCTTCTGCTAAACGCATCATTCCTGCTGCATTCCAAGGAGTCATTGCTTCGCTAACTTCTGTATGAAGAAAGCGGTTACCTTCGTAATCTGCCCATTCGGATATTAAAACCCAACCTGAAGCGATATAATTTTTACCATTAGAATCGTTATCTACTAACAAACGTAGAGCATCTTCTACTGCTTCACGAAACTCTTCATTCATTTTTTATATTGAGTTTCTACTACAAATGGTTCTGCTGTCTTGCTGTCATTTATTGCAGCAATAGATGCTGCTTGCTCAGGTGTAGCACCTGCATATAGTGCACCTAGGGCGTAATCGCCACCAGTGCCTATACCGTAGTAGCCTGATTCGCTACGAGATACTGCAAAGTCACTATCAATTTCAAAGATGTTTCCATTAAATGCTATTAACACATAAAGTTCAAACTCTTTATCTGCCGACTTTGATTCTAAAAGACCATATTCAGTTAGTTGTTGCTTAAGAGATGGAACAACTTTGCCAATCATAAACTGAAAAAGATTTTCTTTATCTTTAGCAATCGCAACAGGTGGCTTCCAAGTATGCAAGATAACTTGCAATGCTCGTACATCTCCTGCTGCTCCAATAATAAAGTTTCCGTTAGTTACAACTTTGACCATATCTGGATGAGAGTAAATCTTTGAATCACCTACAACGCGAGAATCGCCAAGAACAACACAGCGATTTGCGTATTCAACGCCGATAATTGTTGTCATTGTCCCCTACCTTAATTATCTACGTGCTACGGTTCTTACGCTAGCGTTTGCTTCTCCTGCGCCACTAAGGCTTGATAAAATACTCATAATGTCTGGTGGTGCTGCTGGTGGGGCTTCAATTCCTACTTCGCCTTCTGGAGCAATAGCGCCTCCTGCTGGAACGCCTTCGGGAGCAGGGGACATTTGCTCAACCGCTTGTGGTGCCCCAGCAGGAGGAACTTGCTGCTGCGGAGCGAATGTGGCTTCAATTGCGTCCTCTAGTGCTTGACCCTTTTGACGAGCCTTGATAACCGCAGCAATCTTACGTACTACTTCTGAAGCATCCTGACCTTGTGTTGCCATTTGTGGAATGGCTTGTGTATAGGCAGTAAGCGAACCAAGTAACGCGGCACGCATATCTTCAATTTCAATCTTCTCAAGTTCTTGTGTTACGTTCACAGTAAATGGAAGTTCTCTCATAGCCATATCTCGGCTGATGAGTTTTCCTCCAAGTGCCTGAAGCATAAAGATAAGACCTTGCGCTGGGTTAAGACCAGCAAGCATACCGTAACGAACATCAGCAGAGTAGTCTTCTTTGATATCTTTAGATGGCTTGTATGTGACTTCATATGGAGAACCTGAATCTACACCGCGAATTGTTTTTTCTTCTGGATAAATCTTTTCATCAACTTCAAAGCATAGGCTAATAACATCGCGTAGTGCTGCAGCAAAGATAGCCTGTGCTGATTTGACCTGGGTATCGAATGCACCCATAAGTGCTTGCACGCCTTGTCCAGTGACGATTGAAGCATCAATGTTACCCGTACGAGATTCAGGATAACGTGTACCAACACGAAGTTCTTGATTGAGCAATGTCTGCTCAGTGAATGCACCTTGGGGAAGTGTGAGTTCTACGCGGCGTACACCTGCTGGGTTTGCAGTACGGATAACTGCGTCTCCACCAAGTTGTAGTTCCTGTACATCCTGTGGAAGTACGATAGGAGCCTGAACAGATTTTTCTGCTGCTTCCATTGCAAGCAATGCAAAGCGGTTGCGTAGCAACTGAATACCTAGAACATCATCAAATTGTCCACGTAGTTCTCCATCAACTGAAGGCTTACGTGCAACAATAACCATCATCTTACCTAGAGGATTGTTAACCTTAGAAAGAACTAAATCTTCCTTTGTTGGTAAATAAATGATTGATTGGTCTTTGTCATAATAGCGAATTAACTCAACCTCGTTATTAAGGTCTTGCTTGTAGCCTTGACCACCAAGCAGTTGCCTTTCAAACTCTGGAAACTGAGTAACGAGTTCGCCTAATGTCATTAGGTATCTCTTAGCAAATGCCACACAACGTCCATAGCGGTCAAACTCTGGATAGGAACCTATCGGGTTTTCTATGCGGATACGTGGCAGTTTTGCTTCTTCATCCAGTTCAATAATGAACGGAACGAAACCATAGGTGATGTACCAGTCAGCGCCTGAGTACATCTGTACTGATAAGTCTGAATGTGAGAAGTAGTTCGACGCAATACGGGTACGCTTGTCAGCAAATGTACGCGCTCTGTCTGAAACTGAATTTGCTGCTGAGCAGTTTACTGCTGGCAGTGGAGCCATAACCTCTGACAAGTCACGTGCAACGACGTCAATGAAGTTAGCAACTACGTTGGCATCTACGCCATCTGGAAAGAAGTCAGGGTAAACCTGTGAGATTTGACCCTTACGGACAGCAAGAACGTCAAGGTTGCGAGCATCGCGCTCACTGTTGCGGTAGCGCAAAGAGGTTACTCTTGCTGCTACCTGTTCCATTGATAATGCCATTGTTGTCCTAACGATTAAAGGGAAAAATTAGTTACCCATTGGGCGGTATAGTTTATTAACTGTTGATGTAGTTGTTTTTACTCCACCTTGGGTACGAGCCTGGCTGGTAACTGATGGAGCACTACCCCTACGGCTTTGTGCAAGTTTAGGAAACATTGATTCAAAGGCTTTTGCTTCATTGATTGCTTGCTTTTGTGTTTTTGCTTCCTTAGGAGTAGTTGGTTTTTGACCTGCTACTTCCGTAGCCATATCATAATCCCACTTATTCATTTTAAGTTTACCAGGTACACGTGGTTGATTACTTCTGCTTGCCATAGTTATTCCTATCCGTATTGGTTTGACCATTGGTCTGCAAATGCGTCATCTAAATTGACTGCATATCTGCGACCCTGTTGAGCGCGGGTTGCCCAGCGGTTGCTTTGATACTGTGATGCTTGACTTGACTTTTGCATTAACTCTCTAATGCGGATAACCGCAAACCATAGAGCCATAACAACGTCAGTAGGGTTTCTAGTATCTGGCTTCCAGGTAATGAGTTCCTGCACAAGAGTCTTTAAACCCTCAGAGCCTTCATTGCTTGGTAGTTCGATAATGTTGTTATCTTGGAATCTGCCATCTCTAGTATTACCAAAGAGGGTAGCCATAGATGCCACACCAAAAGAAGTGTCCCACTTATTCTTACCAGTAAAGTGTGAATTCAGTTGCGTACCGTAACCTGCTAAGAAGTTTCGTAGATGGTCGTCCAGCGCATACGCTTTCTGATGTGCATTGATTTCGATACGCAATTCTTGAGGGCGGTATTTCTCCACCCAATCTTCGATTAAATTTTGAATCTTCTGTGGATTAGGGTCTGTCATATTGACAGCATCTAGCACATAGATTTTTCCGTCAGCCTTGTTGTAGGTACAGACCACGGCTCCTGTAGCACCTGCCATAGCAGGGTCAAGACCAATGATGGTGTAGCCCTCAACGTGTTTAGGGTGTCCTGGGTTACCAGCCTTTAGCGGTCCGCGCTTTCGCATTCCGTTAACGGAACCTGCGACACAGGTAGGCGAGAAGATTGAATCTTCTTGGACGTCTTCCTGTTGGTAGACCATAGCCCAAACTGACGGAGCGACCTCAGAGCGACGTGTAAAGAGCGCGGGTCCATCCCATTTCGGATAAAGTCCGTCGGCATCAGGTTCGTCCACATCTCCTTCGGGTCTATCAGTTTTAGCCCAAAGGGTTTTCCAATTTGCAGGTTTCTCGTCAAACTCAAGAACGGCTGGCATAGCCATATAGGTGAAGGGTGATTTGCCACCAGTCCACTGTGAGCCATCTCGTAGCATCTTGTAGAGGTCAATCGGTGAAACTCTGGTACCTACGATGATAAGTTTACCGTAGCGTCCAAGACGGGTGATAACTTCTTTCTGAAGCCATTCCATCTGTTTTTCCCACTCGTGGGCGTTAGAACCCATCACAGCGTCATCGACAATAATCAAGTCGGCACGCGCACCGTAAATCTGGGAACCAAGTCCTAGTGCTTGAACTGTTGGGTCCTTTTCGCCACTATCGCGTCCTGTACCCAAATAAATCATATCTGCAGACCACGTAGTGGCGTCTGCCTTATATCCGCCATTTGGACCAAAAGCAGTCTGCAGTTTAATAAAGGCGGGGTGGTTAAGACGAGTCTTAATTGCACCCAGGAACTTACGTGCCATACCTTGAGTCTTTGAGACAATAATGACTCGTGAGTTAGGGTTGGTCACAATCTTGTAGACCACGTAGTTGGTCGTGATGACCGTAGACTTTGCGTGCTCAGGTGGCACGTTCACGAGCACTCTGTTGATTGCCCCAGGCTCGTAGGTCATACTAGGGTGTATCCAGCGCGGCTCGCGCCCCTCGATTAGGTCAATCCAGTTGAGGTGGTGAGGAAACATCTTGGTATCTAAAAACTGCTCACAGAAATCTGGGAAGGAGATTTCCTTCAGGTCGCCTAAGTCTGCGATAACCCCTTTACCGACCAGTCGGGATTTGTCAGAGCGTTCCTTGAACTCAGGTTCGTTCATTGTCCACTGGCGAAAGGTGACGTCGTTACGTCCCACAGATGCCATAGCCGCCGTAATGGTCGAGCCTTGCTCTAGTTGGAGTAGAACTTTTTCCTGCGCCTCGCGCTTGGGGATGTTCTGAATTCCTGGCTTGCGTCCCATAGGTGCCCCCTAAAGTTGCCCTCTGTAGAGGTTACAAAACGATGT